CCAGCCACAGGACAGCCAATGCAACCTATACGATTAAAACCGCATTCATACAGCGGATTTGATTTGCAACCATAGTAGTGCAAAAAATCCCACACATCATCATCAGACCAGTCGACTATAGGGTTTACCATAGTTTTCGTTGTGCGATAGCAGTGTTCAACCAACCTACGATTTTTGTCGTTATCATCATTAAAAATGATTCCACCCTGATACGTTTGTTGATATTCTGTGCCTATTTCATCAGCTGTTTTCATCGTTGATTTAGGTTTTCCGACAACTTTAACGACGTCCACTGTTTCTCTACGACGTCGACTTTCAGACCACCTAACACCCGTGACAACAACACGTCCTGTGCCGCCACGTTCTTTTAATTCGCTGCAGCAATATCTCGCAAGGCGTGTCGGAGGCATTAGTTTTTTAACAATCAAATTCCACATTGTAACATGATTGCCGTTCTTGTCATACGCCTTGTCAATTCTGACATCTGGCTGAGATTGAATATACCTCACAGTTTCGGGCGCATCAACAGTTGTCAGATTATGTACTGCTTCAAATTTAACACCTGCGAGTTGTGCCAAAATTTTGATACAGTCACTATCTTTTCCACCGCTATATGCTAGATAATATCTGTCCGCAGGTTCAAACGCTTTCAAACGTTCGATAGCCTTTTGTTCTTTTGCACTATCCATATAGCCTCCTAAAAAGTTACAGTCACATTCAACACAGCCACCGCTATCCAGTAGACAGCCTTTTTGTAGTCTTTCTGCACAGCGTATATAATTGCCGCTCCCAAGTCCAGCAGGATAAGCAGCAGTGGGAATATGTATTCGGACTTAACCATGTTACCCCTCCTCAAATTGTAATATTCATTTTTCATCTGGCAACACCGTCCATTTTAATGCCGATACCATTCACGTCAACAGCCGTATCAGCAACACCGAAAATAACCTTGCCTATTGCTGTAGATACGTCACCCTTGTGATAATTGTCTACGGTCATCTTGAATCCCATTCCTGATATCGTTACCTTATCCTCCACCAGATTGACAGCCCTGAAAACCTTGCCGTGCATAGCATTTTCATACACACCATGCAACTTTTCCAGCTTATCCTGACTAACTCCAGCTTCCCACAGAATGGACGAAAGTTTATGTTCGTCAATTGTCGGTATCTCAGTTTCATGAGCATTTTGGTCAACAAATGTGGAAATCTTGTCATTCACAGTAGTGATAAGATCATAGTCAAGCTCATCGCCCACAACGCTTGTGAGGATATCCTTGAAAGTTTCCTTTTCGTTCTGACAGGTCATTGAGAACTCACAACCAAGAAGCTCTTCCACAACGGAAGTGTTCGGCTTTTTTGCGTTTTTCGTGTAGTAAAGCACTCCGTTGATATCAGGTGCACGATCATTGAAAAGAGGAAACAAAAAGCCATCGCTTGGAAGCTCAACAATTCTGTCGCATGACTCTTTCTTAGCGATAGAGTTGTCCTGTTCATCATACACAAGCCCGTCAATACGCAGGTTTACAGGGCAAAGCGCCGTCACTATGAAATTGTAATCAGTGTCAGCTTCGTCCTCAAACTCGTCCATTTTGTTCTTTTTCAGCACAGAATATGTACAATGTGCCATGAAAATGGTATATGTAGACACATACTCCACCTTTTCAACTATGGCGTTGAGAAAATTATCAACCTTTTCCTCATCAAGCAGCTTGCTTTGCAATGTTTCATACATGAAAGGCTGTGCCCCACCCTCAAGATATGCGTCCTTTGGAAACGAATATTCCAGCAGATTTTTGCCGATAGAGCCGCTGAGCACCTTTTTAGGTTTATCATTATCAGCTCTGCCTCGTCCTGCGGAATAGTGTTGTAAAGCTGATTGGTCTTGCACTTTATGTTCTTTTCAGCGTCCACAAATGCCGTAACAACGTGGTTTACTGTGAAAAGTCCGCAGTCGTCGCTGAATATTCTCTTGATCTCATTAATTTCTTTCTTGTTCATGTTAATCCTCCTCAGTTTGTCTAGGTCTGTAATTATCACAAACTACATTCCGTTTGCTGCAAGTATGATAAAATACGCAGTTATTGCATTTTGTCTCCTTAATTCCCAGCACAACATACCCGTTCTTTATTCCCCAGCCGTTGAGGATATATGTTATCTTGTATGTATGTCCTGATATCTCATGTTTTGCGTGTTCTCTTACTGTGCCATCTGAGCTATGATAAGACGTTCCGTCAGTAGGTATAAATCTTATCAGATCTCCTGTCTGAAAACCCCTGTCATTCTTTCTGACCTCGAAAGTTTTCTCACCGCTCAGAACAGCGTCACAAAAGTCTATGCTAAGTTTCAGATTGTGTGTTTTCATTCTTATCCCTCCTCAAACTCAGGGCATTCAACCACAGTGTATGAATGAATTATACCGCCCTTTTGTGCCTTATACATTCTGTGCTGATGTGTTTTCCAACCGACAACAGGTTGTCTGTCTGTTGACCAACTGCACCCTGTTATCTGCTCACCTGTTCGCTTGTCGCTCTTTGGCACTGCGTGTTTGCAATACCAGCAGAGTGTTGTAGCAGCACTGCATTTCACAGCTTCTATCTTGTCCTTGAAGACTTCGCAAATAGGGTGCTGATAGTTGACTACTCTCGGACAAAATCCCTGTCTCGTGCCATACTTGCACAGCCCGTATTTTCCGTTCTTCCTGCCGCAGTTGTCAGGTGATTTTTCAAAATATTTGCAGCTGGTGCAGAATTTGTTGTTACCCATGTTATCACTCCAACGTCTCTAAGTTTATATATATAGATAGACTCAGTACAGCTGTAACGATTGTGTCTACACTTCGTGGCTGTACTTCTCCATACATTAAAATCTCAAGTGTTTGCCATGATAGGCCGACCAAACTCCATATACCAACTGCTGTGAGAATTTCTTTAAAAATTTTTATTTTACTCATATGTTCCTCCTTTTGTGTTCAATGTGTGAAAGTCCTGCGTTTTGTTTGTTATGCCCATTGACAATCATATCCTATGGTGATATAATGTAGAAAATTTCAAGAAAGGAGTGATAAAATGTTACAGCTGCTGCAGTCCTTGTGGTCAACGATTAAGATTTTTGCATTTGCCTTTGTGAAATTCGTTGATACCGTCCCTGTCCTTGGTGGTCTGCTCATAGTATCGATTGCCGTTGGGCTTTATACATTTATCAGGAAACGTTATCGAATATAATCTTATGCCGCCCTATGGGGCGGCTTTTTCTTTATTATCCATAAAATCAAACAACGTTGGTACGTCTATCTTATCCTCTTCCGCTTTGCAGTATCCTACGCCGTCACGGAAATAGTCGGGGTTAAGCTCAATGCCTATTCCATATCGACCCATTTTAATTGCAGTCATAGGAGTTGAGCCTATTCCACCGAATGGGTCAAGCACAACATCACCCTCATTGGAGTACCTAGTGATAAGGCGTTCGATTATATCGAGCTGTAAAGGACAAACGTGCATTTGCATATCACGTCTACGCTGCTCAGCATTGAGCGTCCTCATTCGGTTGATATCGTCCCAGACTGTATCGTTCCAGCTTGCAGGGGCGATTACCATAAACGACGCTGGTAATTTGTTTTCCTTGTCAAGCTTTTCTGCCAGGGCAACGTGTTCGTCATAGTTGTAAACATTGCTCTTTGAAAACTGTGTGTATACCTTTTGGAGTTTGTTCACCGAAACTTCTTTTAGCTCGTCCTTTGTCACGAGCCTATCACCGCTGGATCTCCAGTAAGCGTGAGCGTCAATCTGCCAACGTCCTCTGCTGTAATCAGCTTTGCTCTTTGTAACAGGCGTGTCTGCATAAGCCTTGCTCGTATCTGTAGGGAGCTTTCTAAAGAGCAGAACATACTCTGGACAACCTACTCCCATTTTCGAGCCGTCCTTGCACTGTTCTGTCCAGCCAAGGCGATACGTCTGATTGTTCTCACGAACAACGTCAGTTGTAATTGTAATCCTGCCCATATAGCGGAAGCCGTGTTTCATGTAGTGCATAACAGTCAAGTCGCTGAACGGGTCAACAGTCGGCATTCCGTCACCTGTTGCATTGCCAAATAAAATTCTGTCCTTAACGTGTATGCAAGCTACTCTGCCAGGTTTCAGCACTCTCAGCAGATTAGGCGTTAAATAGTCCATTTGCTCAAAGAACCTGTCATTATCCTCGTTGTGTCCAAGGTCATTGTAGCTTGGCGTGTACTCATAATGATTGCCGAATGGGATTGAAGTTACTATCTCGTCAACGCTGTTGTCGGGCATTTGTTCAAGTTCCCATATGCAGTCATTGTTTATGTATTTGTAGTGATTACCCTCTACTACCACTCTTTTCACTCCTATGCTTCTTTTCATTTTGTCAGAGATGTTGTCAACGCTTGACAAGCCGTTTTTGCGGACTATCTCAGCCATTTTCTCAGATTGATAGTCGAAACGTTTCCATTTGTCGAGCAGCTGTTTTTTTATCTCGTCTTCTTCGTCCATGTAGATTATGTCGATTGTCACTTCATCAGTTTGCAGAAACCTATATATGCGGTGAACAGCCTGAATGAAGTCATTAAACTTGTAGTCGATACCGATAAATATTGCCCTGTGACAATGTTTCTGAAAGTTACAGCCACTTCCGGAAAGTATCTTCTTTGTCGCAAACAGCTTTATTTTGCCGTTAGCAAAGTCGATAATTCTTCGTTCTCGCAAGTCGATATCCATAGAACCATAGATATCAACAACATTTGGTATCTGTCGCTTTATCTCGTGGCGTTCTTCTTCAAGGTCATGCCAGATAATAAAGCTATCCTCTGGATTTTCAGCTATTATTTTAGCTGCTTCTGCAACACGCTGAGATATACTTTCACGCTTTATCTTTGCTTCGTCTTGCAAGCTAGCGGTAGCCTCATCGAACAGTTTGCTCTGGCCAAACTTATCGACTGACAACTCGTCTTTGCTGACTGCAAGCCTGTGATAGTTGATTTTTAGCTCAGGCAAATCATATCCCTCGTCAGAATATGTGGGGTTGACATCTGACGGCTTTGAAACAAATACAGCCCATGAACTTACCCATAGCCAAAACTCTTCTTCCTTGTGAGGGTACAATGTCAAGTTGTTAGCCTTTGTGCTGTCACGCTGAAAGAAACGTGTCAGAGCCTGTCCTGTGTCCATGATTTCAAGATATCCAGCGTAATGGATAAGTTCTTTATACTTGTTAGGGTCAGGCGTTGCGGTTGCCACAAGCTTATATGGAACGCCGTTGAACTTCTTTAGAAATTCTTGATAGGTTTTGCTACCGAAACTTCTCAAGACAGCTGCTTCGTCAAGGGAAGTAGCAGTGAAATACTTTACATCAATATCTCCGTCACGGACTCTCTCGTAGTTCGTTATCATGATATCAGCTGAACACGTCCTCACCTCTGCCATGGTTTTAACGTATGCAGGTGCGTCATAGCCAAGTATCTCAACAGCGTCATGAACAAACTCCTGTTTAACACCCAGAGGACATATTATGAGGGCTTTTCCGCCCTCATGAGTTATGACCTGTGTACACCATTCCAGCTGTATAACCGACTTGCCTAGTCCGAACTTGGCGAACACAGCACGCTTGCCACCTTTTACAGCCCACTTAACAATGTCACGCTGGTGGGGCTTGAGTGCCGTGTTTATTTTCTTATCTGGAACGTCAAAACCGCTGTCGGTAGCAATAGCCATTTTAGATTTCAGAAAATCTAAGTATTTCACCTATCAAATCTCCTTTCAAACTGTTTTATGCTCTTGAACTTGTTGCAGTTATCGGGAGGGCAGTTTCTTTTCTCACCCGTTGCAAGCAAATATCCGCAACACTTCTCACCATATATTTCAGTCGCATATATGCACTTGCTTGTTTTCTTGCATCTTCCTGTTCTCGTTCTCATTTCTTATGATCACCTCTTAGACCTTCCAGAAACTTCGGAATTCTGTCATCAGCATTTATAAGTCCCTGGATAACGCCTATCATTCGTATAGTCTTGTCAAGCAGCTGTTCTTTCGTCATTCCGCTCAGCTCGGACGAGGGAGAAATGACCTTGTTTATCTCGTTTGCAATGTGTATCTCTGTCTTGAAGATATCTTCCCACATCTGCATATTCTTAACACCTGCAAGGTATTTCTTCTTTAATACCGAAGCCTCATCTTTTGTCACGATAGGGACTTTGTTCTGTATATCAGCGGGGAGCTTGCTTACAAGACAGCTCATTTTGTATCTAGCGTACAAGCAGTGCATTTCCTCATAAAACATATTTTCCGACATTGACATATTTTCTGGCAAATCGCCCTCTTCTTTCAAAACAACGATTTCAATTTGCTTTAATCTTTCATCAGTTGTTGGCATAGTAGTTTCGCCTCCTCAGCGGACCTTGCGACCCCGGCAACAAAGCCGAGGTCACGCATACGGTCAATAAATATTTTCTGTTCTTCTCTCAGTTTTCCGTCGGCATTTTTACACTCTATGAATGCCGTTTTTCCGCCTTTGGTAAAGCACACCAAATCTGAAAAGCCTTTAGGAAGTCCGTCAACCCTGCGAGGGCTGAGAAGCACCATTGATTTAAACTCTTTTGAGTAAACCATTTTCCCCTGATAGAATGTGCCTGCGTTTGTTCTGAATACAATGCTATCTTGTGAAGATAACGCAAGGCGGATTTCGTTCTGTATCTCGTGTTCTGACTTACTCATTTCTAGGCTCTCCCATAGTAATAGCAGAGTATGAGAAATGTTCCTTAGCCTCTTCATACACCTTGAGCATATCTTCGCTCAGTGTTTCCTTGAATGTATTGGTAAGCATTTCAAATGCCAGTATCCAGAACGGAACGTCATACTGATTGATGTGTGCTTCTTTTATGATCTCGCTAATGATAATATCAATTGCCTTGAGCGAATTTACGTTGGCATTAGCAAGCGTAATTGCAATTGAATTTACAGGATTGGTGTCAATACCAATTGCCTGGCTACCTCTCATCATTTAAACCATCCTCTCTGTTTTGCTTGGACATATGCCCATTGTGGCTTATATCCTCTCATTTTTGCAAACGCAAACAGTTCTTGAAGCGTCTTGCAATCCTTGGCGGATTTGTATTCCTTGACCTTGTCGTCTGCTTCTTTGCGCTTGCTTTCCTTTATTTCTTCAAGCTCTATCTGCTTGATATTTTTTATTTCCTGCCTGGTCAGTTCCTCAGCCGCTCCACAATACGGACATTTCTTTGCAGACGTTGGTCTATATGTAGCAAAGCATTTTGAACACTGCCGTATCTGTAGCGTGCCGTCTGTGCTATATTCCTTTTCAGGCTTCGGAACGCTGTTTAAGCTCCACTCTCTGTCATCATCAGGCAAGCCGTGTCGCTTGTAGTTGTTGACGTGATCGAGAATTATTGCCGTCTTGCCCTCTTTCGGGCGCATACACCGCATAGATTGTTGGATAAACAGTGTTAAACTCATTGTCGGTCTTAACAGTATGCAACACTCGCAGTCAGGGCAATCGAAGCCCTCTGATATCAAATCAACGTTGCAAAGGATTTTTATTTTTCCTGCCCTGAAATCGTCTGTAATGCGTTCTCGCTCGCTCTTAGGTGTATTGCCGTCAAAGTGTACAGCATTAATTCCAATCGCTCTGAACGCTTCTGCAACGCTCTCAGAGTGCTTAACGGAAGAACAATAGCATATCGTTTGAAGTCCGTCGGCATATTTGCGATAGTTAGTTATAACATCGCCGAATACTGCTCTCGTGGACAGCAACTCAGCAGCCTGTTGTGGGTCAAAATCTTTGCCCTTGCGTTTGAGTGCCGATAGATCAGCTACGCTTGGTGCAAAGTACCTGTACGGTGATAAGTACCCCTGTGCGATAAGTTCTTTTGCTGTAATGCCTACCACCATATCATCAAAGCAATCTTTAAGTGGCTTGCCGTCAAGTCTGCTTGGCGTTGCGGTCAACCCAACTACGAATGCCTTTGGAAAGCGTTCAAGTATTCTCTGATACGTCCTAGCCGTTATATGGTGGCACTCGTCAATGACAATGAAGTCAGGTGCTTTGTACTGTTCTGGGTGCTTGTCAAGAGCATTTGCAAGTGTGGCGACCATGCCCACAAGAATTGTGTTGCGCTGAATACCAAAGCGGTCAAATGTTGCTATGGTTTGATCGAGCAGTTCTTTTCTGTGTACCAAAAACCACACTGTGTTGCCCTTGTCCTGCGACTTGTCAGCCATATATGCGAATATGGCTGTCTTGCCAGAGCCACAAGGGGCGACAGCACATATTCTGCGTTTACCGCTTGCCATAAGCGAGCGTACAGTGTTTACGATTTTATCTTGATAGTCCCTCAGAGTAATCATTAAAACGGCACGTCGTCGTCATTGAATATTTCCTCGAAACCGTCAATACCAAGACTCTGCGTTGCTGGCGAGCTGTTCTGGCTTGGTGCAGGCTGTGGAGATGCGTTTTGTGGCGGTGTATTCTGCTGTGGCACACTCTGTACCGAAGCTGAACTGTTTTCGCCCTGCTTTGGTTCACCTGTGAATGAAACGTTATCAACGTAAACCTCTGTCACATAGTGCTTTGTGCCGTTTTTATCATCGTATGTACGACTTCTTAGCTGTCCCTCAAGGGCTATCATTCTGCCCTTGCCGAAATAGTTATTGATAAATTCAGCAGTCTTTCTCCACGCAACGCAGGTGATGAAATCCGTCTGTTTTTCTTCGCCCTGCTTAGTGTAGCTTCTGTCAACGGCTACGTTAAATGACAGCACCGCTGTTCCATTTGTTGTTTGCTTGAGTTCAAGCTCCTGAGTAATTCTACCCATTAAAATAACTTTGTTAAGCATTTGTATCCTCCAATCTTCCATGCAAGTGTTTAATAGTCTGCATATACTTTTTGCTGTGACGCTTGCAAAAAGAAATCTCATAAATGACTACATATCCTGCAAACTCGTTCCCCCAAAGGTGACCAAAAGTTGACGCTCTTTCTATGTGGCATATTTTTGCACCTGTACCAATTAGCTGCTTGAGGTTGTGCCCAAGTGTTTTCCAGCTACACGATATCAGCAAGACTTCCTGCTTTCTCATATGCCGTCCTCCAAATCTCTTGCGTCAACTATTCTGTCAAGTATCTTGGTGTCCTTGCACCAATCACACCTCTCACACCTTTCGGCTGGATCCTCGACTGTTTTCAACCTTGCAAAGTGCGGTGTGCGTTCCTCGACAAATGCAAGCTTTTCGTCAAGCCATTCCTGCGGAACAGCGAACACGTTAAAATCTGTGTGTTTTTCTTTTGTGGCGGCGGCTATAAAGAACGGCAACTTTTTGCCTGTATTCTGACGAACTATTTCCTGATAGATAGCTCCCTGAATGTCATATTCCCAGTATCGAATGAAGCTCTGTTTCTGTTTCTCTGTATCGTTCCAAAGCTTTTCAAAGTCCTTGACGACCTTTAGGTCAACGATTGCCTTGTCAGGGTGATAGCTGTCTATCTTTATCTTGTATGGTACATCTGCGATTTTACCCGTCATAATGACCTGCTTTTCGCCTGCCATATACTTCATGAACAGCTTGTCATTCTCCACACGCTGGATAATACTCTCAGCCTGTACATAATCAGCCTTAAGCGTTCCGTCACGCTTAAACAACTCTGGGTGCTGAGCCTTGAAAACGTCAAGCGTTCCCTCGAAGTGAGCGTCAACGTATGAGCCTACGAGCAGAGCAGTTGAACTGTCACGCTTGTAATCACCAGCGATATCCGCAAGCGTTCTTTCCTCACAGTCGCAGAAGCTCTTGAACTGTGAGCAGCCCATGTACTCAAGGTTAGCCTGCTGGGAGAAGTAATTTTCACTTGTCAGTTGTATCACAGATAAGTCACCTCCAAATCATCGCTGTCTGTTGTGCGGGTTGCAATAAACTGCAAGCCCTTTTCTTTGCACTTCTCATAAAGTGCAAGCCTGTTCTTTTCGGAAAGCTTCTCAGCTCCGTCAATCAGAATTATCTGTAGGCTGTTAGGCTTGCTGAGGGCAACGTCAACGCAAAGTTGAAGCTGTTCACCCTCTGACAGATTGCTGACGGGAAGTCCATTTATGAGAGGTATGCCGTCTTTAACTGTCAACCCCTTAACGGGTATTGTTGCTGTCTTTAGTATCTCGCCCGGAAGCTCTCTTGCAAGCTCAATCTTGCTTGTGAGTGCCTTAGAATGTTCTTCGAGCGTTTCAAGTTCGTTCTGCATCGACTTCATACGCCTGTATTCGTTGAGGTGCTTCTTCATTTCCTCGGCTGTCTTGACCTCAGTCTGCATAGCAGATATGTTAACAAGCTGCTTACCTGTGTATTCATCGGCTACCTTGATGTCGCTGTCAAGCTTTGCGACTTTCTCCCTGTATTCGCTTTCAAAAATCTTAGTCTTGTCTGCTATCTTGTCTGAAAGCGAGTTGAGCTTGTCCTCAGCCGCCTTGATTTCGGCTTTCTTGCGCTCGATTTCGCTAGTAAGCTGTTCACGTTCTGCTGCGATAGCAGATTTCAGATTGCTTACTGCTATTTCCATTTCAGCCTGGAAACCTCTGACCTTGTTGTCATAGCTATCTTTGAAGAGCTTCGCCCTCTCGATGCGAGAGTTGTATTCCTGTGCCTTTGTTATCTTCGTATAGGCTTCGGATAGGTCATATGCTTCCCACTTTTCAGCCTGGAAGCCCTGCGGGATATCCTTTGCGATATCAGATATAAACGCTGTTTTGTTGCGTATTTCTCTGTTGATATCCTGTCTTGTCTGGAAGTAAACGCCCTTTTCGGACTGGATATCGTTCAGGACCTGCAATATATTCTGCTGATAATCAACACCCTGCGGAATTTCACCAAATTTCTCCTTAATCCAGTTCAAATCCCAATCGAACTCAATGAGGTCAAGAATAATTCTGTTCTGCTCCTGCCTTGACATCTGTGTAAACTTAACAGGGTCAATCTGCAGTGGCGTGAACAACTCTCTGACAAATGCTTCGGGGCTTTGAACAGGTTTGCCGTCCTGTCTAATGTTCTTGTAGTCTGCCTGATTGACACGCTTCTTGCGGTCAATAGTCAAACCTGTGTCGGTCTCAATGAAGATTTCACCTTCGCTTTCGCCGTTCTTAATGACATAATCACGGCTGCTGTCATTGGTGAGAGCGTACTTTATGCTGTCGATGATAGATGTCTTACCTACGCCGTTTGAGCCGGTAACTTCTATTGAGCGTCCGTCCAGTTCTGTTTCAGAAATGCCAAACAGATTTTTTATATGAATTCTCGTAGTTTTCATTTACAGTACATCCTCCACTTCTCTCATTGCAGGCTTTGAAGAGTCCTCAACTTCGCCCTCGACCTGCACACCCATTAATGTTTCAGGGCAGTGAACCCTCGCGAAAAATGATGCTGCACGATATGCTAACATCTGCTCGGGCATATTTCTCCACTTAGAGTTGGAAGTCCACCCCTCTGCTTTTGCCATAGCCATTGTGACTGTCGTTCCCTCAAGCACATCGCCGTCTTTGTCAGTTGCCTTGACGTAACAGCCTCTGTCGTCAGTACCTTTTGTGCCGACGTAAATAACCTTTACGTCTGTAAATTTTGCTCGGATAAAGCTCAGGCAAGCTTGCCCGCTCCAGCTTGGTTTGCCCTTGACCACGAACATTGACTGCATGACCATCATCGGGCTTACGCCCATACGATTAGCCATGTCAATGGCTATTGCGGTATCAGCAACCTTACCCTTGTACGCCTGCGGTATGATATCCGCTTTGCACAGTTCGCTCGCCATTTTGAAATACCGGCGGAAGTCTGAGATAATTCCCGTGTCAGTATGCGATGCGAGCTGTGTCTGTGTCTGCGTAGGTATCTGCCTGATTTCTGCCTGATTTATGTCGATGATTTCATCCATTATATTTCTCCTCTCTTATCATTGTGAATATGTGGTCTTTGTAGCAAAACCACATCTCGGTTGTTTTGTAAACATCATCACCGATATGGTTGTATGATGTAACAGTGTGCAGTGGCGAATATACTGCATCTGCAAGTGCCTTGAAATCGTCCTCGCGTGCGAAAAGTTCAATACGTCCGCTTGCGGTTGCATTGTATATTGCTCTGACAGCAGGGAAGTTACAATCATCGGCTACTTGTGCAAGAGTATCAACGCTGGTGATTATGCTGTTCAACTTTTCGATTGCTGTCATTTCGCCCTCTCCTTTCCAATAACGCTGGTTCTGCCAGCTTAAAGTCTCTGCAGGGGTAACGCCTGCTACTTTCTAGGCAACCTTTCAGGTGCTTGCAGTCCAAACATGAATAGCTAGTCACTCTGTTCAC